TGTGAACTCTGTTCTATCCCAATACTCCACGCAATCAGGATCTTCACTCCAACTTATACATTGATAACTTCCACTAGTAATCGCCATTGTAATATATATATAATAAAAAACTTATTTTAAATACTTTTCCGTAAAATTCTAAATATATATTAATATGGAAGCTGGAATATATAAAATAACAAATAAAATTAATAATAAATTTTACATCGGAAGTTCAAAAAGAATAAAACGAAGGTGGTATGAACATAAAAGTAGCCTTATTAATTGTTGTCATGGAAATAAACGCATGCAAAATTCATGGAATAAATATGGAGAATACAACTTTATATTTGAAATCATAGAGGAATGTGATGTTGATGAATTGCTTGTTCGTGAACAGCATTATTTAGACGTATTAACTCCATATGATCGTAATATTGGGTTTAATTTAAATAAAGATGCTACTGGTGGAGATTTTTATTCGTTGCTTACTGACGATGAAAAGGAAGAATTTATAAATAAATGTAAGCGTGTTGGTGAGAAAAACGGAATGTATGGAAAAACACATTCCAATGATACTATAAAATTGCAAAAAGAAAAGGCAGTGGGTAGATTTACATTAGAATGGTTTGTTGAAAAATATGGAAACGATGAAGGTCTTATTAAATTTAATGAACGTTGTGATTCTTTAGCATCAAGAAATATAAACTATTCATATGATAATAAATTAACTGGCAAAAAAAGAGGTTCTATGTCAGAAGAAAATAAAAAATTAATATCAGAGGGTAGGAAAAATTTAAAAAAACGAGAGCCAGAATTAAAAGAAGCTATCTTATCCAAACAATATACAATAAAACAATTGTGTAGTATGTTTAATACATCAAAACCAACCATTCTTGCTAGAAAAAGGAAATATTTACGCTAAAAAAAGGGGTATCTAAAAGATACCCCAATTTTTAAGATGATTAATAATCAGTCAAGATTAAACTTGATCTAAATCACCAACAACGATCTTGCCGTAGAACTCAGGACGAACGACTTTCTTCGCATATCGGGTCATTACACCACGGCGAGGAGTGAAGTTAACTGGATCATATACCAATGGAGTTTGGATCAATGGGATATATGGAGCATATACCGCACCTGTTTCAAGGAAGTTAGAACCACGGAAACCAACAAGAATTTCATTGTTAGTCATATATGGGTTTTTGTACACTTGCCATCTTTGAGCAAGATCACCTACTTTAGAAACGCCCATAGCGAATTTAGCCATGTCACCATCAGTGTTAGTAGTATATCCTGGGATAGACTCAATGATAGTAGCAACGTCAGGAGAACAAACTAGGAAGTTCGCTCCACCACGAAGAGTTAATTGGTGAATTTTGTTAGAAACTTTTTGGATTTTGTTTCCAAGAGTCTGGAACCAAGTGTTTTTAACATAAGCAGTTCTGTTAACAGCAGTGTCTTGGAAAAGACCAGCAGTTGCATCATACTCTTTACCGATTGCAGCACTCCAGTATTCAGTAGTAGCTGAAGGAGCGGAAGTGATTAACATATCAAGGATTTCAAGATCGATTTCCATTGACACATACTCAGAAAGAAGAGCAGTCAATTCAGCTTCAGCGTCGATGCTGTGATAAGCGTTTAAGTCTTGAGCGAGTTCAGGAGTCCAAACAGCTTTCAACTTACGAGTTTTAGCAACGATAGCTTCTGATTTCAACTCAAGGTTTACTTCAGGGATACCGATGTCTTTTTGAATTCCAGTGTCAGCAGCGTCAGTAGAATTACCTAAGTTATCTTCAAAGTCACCGCGAGTGCTGTCAGTTGGTTGTTTGTGGAACTCAACTTTAACAGTTGGATCAGCAACAGAACCAGAAACAACAAAGATTACTTCATTTGCATTAGTTCCGTTAGAAGTTAATGCTGGGAAGAAATCAACGATTCCAGAACCAGAGATAGTGAAAGCACGGATACCTTCGTCATCTTGTGTTCCGTCAAGAGTTACAAGAGCAGTGAAGATTTCGTTAGCAGCAACACTAGCAGAAAGAGCTGTGTCGAATTTTACGTCACCGTAAGAACCACTAGCTGTAGTAGAAGCAACAGTCAAAGAAGAAGTGTCATTTAGAGAATATCCAAAACGACCAGCTCCGTATAGACCATTTTCAGCACTATCAGTAGATCCTAATTTAGTTCCAGTACCACCGAATAGAGACTCACCGTTGAAGCGTGGTTTACCAGCTTGGTCAGTTCCATATTTGAAGTCGAGATAAAAAATCAGACCACTTGGAAGATTCATTGGTTGAACAGAAACGAACTCTTTAGCAGAGATTTCAGCGAATACACGACGAACTAATGGAAGAGCAACGCCAGCCCATTGTTCAGAATTTGCTGAAGTACCTGTGCGAGTAGCTTCATCGATAAGTTGTTTTGCTTGGTTTTCAAGCAACACAGACATGTTAGATTTTTCAGTCTCAGAAGCAACACCTTCAAGAAGACCAGTTTTGTCCCATTTTGAAACAAGACCACGTGTGTCTTCCATAAGCTTCGCTTGAGGATTGTGTGTGTTAGTTAGTAAGTTTTTTACACTCATTTTTATTTCCTATATAATTTTTTGGTTTAAGTTATCTTTTGATTCCTGCAAGTTTTTGGAATCGTGCAGCTATTTCGTTACCTTCTGAAAGGATTTTCTTAGTTGTTTCTTTTCTAGGTTTAGTAGATTTTACAACTTTAGAAGCAACACCTTCAGTGATAGCGGATTTTTTCTTTCCACTGTTTACAATCTTGAATGATTCACAAAGATTAGCATAAGTTAGTTTAACTTCACGTACTGATTGAGCACGGTCAAAAGCTTCAACAACTCTCATTTTTTGGTCATTATTCAATCCGAAAGATTTGAACACCTTATTAGTGAAAAGAAGTTTAGAGTTAAGCATGTTAACTTCATTTAACTTTTCTTTAAGGAATCCAAGAGCCTTCTTGTATTCAGCGTTTTCTTGTTGAAGAGATTCAATTTCATCTTGCATTCCGCCAACGTCAACTTCTTCTTCAGCAGCTTCTTCTGCGCCGAGTTCCATTTCACGTAAGATTTCTTCAAGATCAATTTCTTCTTCACCTTCTTCTCCAGCTACATCGTCAACTGCAGGGGCAGCAGATTCTTCACCTTCGATTTCGTCATCTTCGATTTCGATATCGATTTCTTCACCACCTTCTTCAGCAGGTAACTCTTCACCCATTTCAGGAGCAAGTTCAGTTTCGTCTTCCGCAGAAAACTCTTCTTCTTCACCCATTTCAGGTTCAAGTTCACCTTCTAATTCAGCGATGATTTCATTCAATTCTTCATCTTCTACTTCACAATCATTCTCAAGAGTAAGTTCTCTTGACGTATCAACGTCAGGAGTTTGATTAGCGTCTTGGTCGGAAGCACCGATTTCAGAACCGCCATCCTTCTGAGAAGATTTGTCAGTTTTTGATGGAGTTAAAGTTCCACCAGCTTTTGGACTGTCAACACCATTAGATGTGCTGTCAGTGTCTTGGTCACTTGGACCAGCTTGTAATTCATTTGATGGGCCTTGCGGATCAACAGTATGTTCGTCAGCAGGAACTTCTTCTTCATTCATTACCTCACCGTCACGTCCGATGAAACCAGCAGCGCCAGTTCCGTCATTTTGTAAACTTGTGAACTCTTCCAATGTTTCTTCTTCTTCTCCAGCCATTTCTTGCTGTAGTTTAGTAGCCAACATTGATTGTAGTTTTGGTGTGAATGCTTCTTCAAGAACCGCTTTAGCATTCTGTAGAGCTGTTTCACGAACAGCCTTTGCATCAGCAATGGCACTTTTTAGCAAGTCAGACATTTTAATTTCTTTCTATATTTGTAATGCTATTACTGTGAGCATTAATGTAAGTTTAATTAATCTCCAGCAAATAAGACTTGCTGCATTATTTATATAAATATAGAATATTAATAAAAAACGTTGACTTTTTTAAAAAAATATATATAATTATATGAAGATTGTGAGATTATATTATGATATTAATCAATGAGACTGAAAATAAAAATAACAAAACGTTTAAAGATATACGTAAATTTTCAAAGGAAATTTATATAGTAAAATGTGACTATTGTGGAACTATATATGAAGTTAAAGCCGTCAATTATAATTCCTCTAAAAAAAATAACGTGAACAAAAAAGATTGTTGTTCTAAAAAAGAATGTATATCTTCAAAAAAGAAAGAAACTTTTATTGCAAAATATGGAGTAGACAATCCAACGAAAAACGATACCATCCGAAACAAGGTAAAAAAAACAAATATAGAACGGTATGGTACAGAAACTCCATTCCAATCTGAACAGTGTAAGGAAAAGTCAAAAAATACATGCTTGGAAAAATATGGTGTTGATAATGTGTCTAAATTAAAATCAACTAAAGAAAAGTCAAAAAATACATGCTTGGAAAAATATGGTGTTGAGTATGCTTCCCAGTCGGATGGGTTTAAAGAAAATGTTAAAAACACATGTCTTGAAAAGTATGGACATACACATCCCATGATGAACTCTGAAATCAAAAATAAATCACATAAAAAATTAAATGATTTGTATGGTGGGATTTTGTTCGGGTCAGAGTATATAAAACAAAAAATTGAAAATACATGTCTTGAAAAATATGGAGTATCTAAATTCATATTTACCGATGAATATAAAGAACGTATTAAAATAAAATCATATGAAAAATTATACAATTCATTATTTGATAACAGACTAAATAATGAATGTATTCCTGTATTTCCATTTGAAGAATATTCTGGCGTAGACAAAGAATATAAATTTAAATGTAATTCGTGTGATGAAATATTCAAATCGAATTTAGATGATGGAAAAATACCAATGTGTCCGATATGTAATCCGAAGTTGTGTGGTAGTGAACAAGAACTGAAAATGTTGGAATATTTAAAGTCAATTAATTCCGAAATGATCATTGTCAGAAACGAGAGAACGGTATGTAATGGATATGAACTTGATTTTTATTTACCGGAATATAAAATCGCTATAGAGTTAAACGGAAATTATTGGCATTCCGAATTAAATGGTAAAGATAAAAACTATCATTTAAATAAAACCGACGATTGTGAATCAAAAGGAATAAAGTTGATTCATATATTCGAGGATGAGTGGTTGTATAAAAAAAATATTATAAAACATAGATTGAATCATCTGTTTCATGAAAGCAAACGAATCTATGCTAGAAACTGTATAATAAAAGAAATTTCAAATAAATATAAAAACAAATTTTTAGATGAACATCATCTACAGGGAATAGATAATTCTAAGATTAAATTTGGTGCGTTTCATGAAGACGAACTAGTTGCTGTAATGACGTTTTCTAAATGTAGATTCGTGTCGGATGGTAGCATGGAAATTATAAGATTTTGTTCAAAATATAATGTAGTGGGAATTGGAAGTAAATTCATAAGCCATTTCGTAAAAAGATACGATCCTATGAAATTAATCACATATGCAGATAAACGATTTGGAAATGGAGAATCTTATTTAAAAATGGGATTTTCAAGAGTTTCAACTACACCGCCTTCTTATTTTTATATGAATCGAAAATCATATTTGAATAGATTCAATAGAATGAAGTTTCAAAAACACAAACTTCCTAAGATATTCAACATATTCGATGATAAACTATCTGAGTGGCAAAATATGCAATTGAATGGATATGACAGAATTTGGGATTGTGGGTCTGTAAAATATGAAATGATATTAAAAAACTCCGAATAAATCGGAGTTTTGGTTTTTATAAATCAGACAAGTCAGTTACTTCTTCGATGCATTCATTTATCTGAAAATATCTTTCCAATATATGCCCACAGTCTTCATACAAAGCAACCAATTGTTGTTCAAGCAAAGTAGACTCTTGAGCGATCTGATTAAACTGAGAAGCAGCTTTACCCAACTGACCCATGTTCTCTTTGATCACCTTTTGATTGAAATTACCATCGTTTTCAGCAAGTGTTATGCTTTTAGCAGACTCAGCAATCTTAGATAACTTTTCAGCAACCTCAGAAAGATTTCCGTTTCTGTCTAATGCTTTTCCCATTTCATTATACTCACCGATCATAGAAAGAACTTCTTTCTTTTCTTCAAGTGATAATGGAGCAACTTCTTCTTCTCTTTTGAAGGATTCAACTAATGTTTTTAATTTCATATCTATAAATATCTTTTAAATTACATTTCAGTAGCAGCATCTTCAATTTCACCGTCGGTAGAAGATGACAATTGATTTTGCATATCGTTTACTAATTGATTAAATCCTTTTAGTTTTAATAAAGGCCCAGCGTCTGATTTAAATTTCTGCATACCTTCTTTATCAAGACGTAACTTAGAAACCAAATCTTGAGCGAGTGAACTTAATGTATTTTCTTCAGCTGCTCTATCCATAAGCATACCCATTAAAACGGTTACTCCAGGACGAGAATAAATGTTAGTTCCTGAGAAGTTTTCTGCTTCAGCTTCAGCCTTCTCACGTTCTGCTTGTGATTTTTCTTTATCCGCTTCGGCTTTCGCAGCATCTGCTTCAGCTTCAGCCGCTTCGGCTTCAGCTTTAGCTTTCTCTGTCTCAGCATCTAACTTAGCAGCTTCAGGATCTTCATCATCACCCATATCTTCTTCACCGCCAAGGTCTTCTTCTCCGCCTAACGGATCTTCCTCATCACCAGCCAATGGATCTTCACCACCTTCGTCGCCAGCAAGAGGATCTTCCTCTTCGTCTCCAGCCAAT